TCTCTGCATCATATCCTGTCCTAAGTTCTAAACCAGCTAATTCATAAGCTTCTTCAATAGTGTCCGCTATAGTTAACTGAAAGGTCTTAGTTCCTGATGTCGCCATTATTCGTAATCTTTAATACAGTGTAAAACTATTAAATAAGTATCGCCTGAACTATGCCCAGTAGTTGTAAGTAGAACATCTCCATTTTTACCTGAACCTGATGTATTCTGTAGCCCACCAAAAGGTGAAAAATCTAAAATACCGTCAGCACTTGGGTTTAATTCCATACATAATGTGTTTGAAGTTGCGTTCCAGAATAAACCTATTTTAGTAAACCCTAAAATAGAATAATAAACTTTAGTAAGTTTAACTCCTGTACATGCTGCTCCATCACTCTTACGTGCTGTTAAAGCACTTACATCCACTTTAGCGACAGCACTTTCACCAGTGCCGTCACTAACATTGGTCAGCTGAACTACGAAATCTTTGTCACCATCGAGAATGGTTGTTGAAGTTACTGCATCAGCCATAATTTACCCCTTAACCTAGATTCATGTTAATTAGTGAGTATTCTGTATTTGCAGATACAGCCATTACATCACCAACTTCTTGTAACACGTTATCTGTTGCTGGAGCTACACCACCTGCTGTACCACCCGAACGTACTGCTGCATTACCTACAACTAATGTACCTACAGTTAATAAAGCTGCTGGACCTTTAATAACAGCCCAACCATAATAGTCTGCTGTCATGTCAATAACAGTAGCACCCATCAACGCACCTGTTTCTGTTGCTGGTGCAACTATAAGGTTAGTGTTTGGATTCTCTATAAGAGATAACTGTGAGCTTGTTGTTAAAGCAGTTACAAGTGCATCATAACAAGTGATAACTACAGATGGGTCAGCTGAGTGGTCATGAGCTGGATTAGATTTTACTCTAAGCATTTGACCTTCACCATTTACATCATTTACCCAAAGGTAACCATCTGCATATTGATTTAATGTTAAATCAGTACCGCCTGTTTCTACAGAGATAGCAGTTTCACCTGCTGCTACTGCTGCTGTTGCAGTCATATTAGTGTGATCAGATACAATAGCTTTGTGCTGCAATAGTTTACCTGCTGTTACTGCAGTTCCACCTATTTCAACATAACGATATACGTTATTACCATACACAAGTGTTGCTCCTAATGGGAAAAGTTGCGTTGCACTTTCTGCGTAAGGGTTAACAGTACCGTATTGGCTACCGCCTTTACCTACTATTAAATCAGCTGGTCCATATCCTGTGGCAGCAGCATATTGTATATGTCCACCGCTATCCGTGTAGACATTACCGTCTGCATTGATAACTAAGCCGTCAGTTTCTGTGCCTGTTGTTGAGTTAATATCAATGGTTTTGAAACCATTTTCAGACCTGACTGGTCCGTTAAACGTTGAATTTGCCATAATTTCCTCCTTTGGAAATAAGTTCTATATTCTTGGCAAGTCTGCTAGGTCAGTATATAGAACAATTATTTATCCTAGTCGAATTTATTCTATAGTAATACTTATAAAAAAGAAAGGGATCCGAAGATCCCTTTCCTAAGCTACGCTTACTGATTAAGCACCTGGAGATCCGTAGATTCCACGCCAATCACTAAAGCCGAAAGAATATCTTTCTCTGGCTTTATACCTAACGTTACCAGTTTCGAAGTCGCCTTCCATACCAGTTGTCATTGCAGCTCTTTCGAAGTGCTTCAGACCATTAGGAGCATCTGTCTTGATAAAGAATGCATCTGTATCAGTTAGATAGTGGTTAACAGTATAGCCTTCTGGCAACATGCCCATATTCTTTATGGCATTGATGTCATTATCTGATGTTGAAACTCTTCCTGGAGAGTTTAATATCCTGTCAGCAACAAATTGTAGCTGAGGAGGAACTATCAGTTTTCTAGCTTGTACGTTAACTTTGATACCTCTTTCATCTTTGTATCCAGAGATATCAATCAATGCGTTCTCTAACGAAGTTTCGTTCAAGTCAGCAGCAGTGCTTGGTTCATTAGCCTGATCGCCAGCTGTTAAAGTTGGGTGATCAGTCGTCATGAGAGGTTTTCCGTCGCCTCCTGGGAAGGAAGTTGAGAAACCATTGTTAAGCACGTTTGCAGCTTTTACTTGCTTCGTGTTTGCCATTGATCTAGCTAAAGCTCTTGTGTATCTAGAAGATAAAGTATCGTAGAGGTTATCTTCGATAGCTTCTTCTGTCAACGCAAATGCTAGGGCTACTGTTTCATGAGTGTAACGAGATGTGAAAGTTTCTTGAGCTGCATCATATGTGACTGCTGCGCCTTCCCCTTTTACAGGAGCTTGTGCAAAGCCTGATAACATCACTTCTTCTTCAAACGCTCTGTCTGAAGCTTCCGTGTCAAAAATCTCAGCATGTTCATTCTCGTAACGGTTATACTCGAGACCAAAAAGTGCATTCAGTCCTGGCTCGAGTTCTTTTACTAATTGCGCTCTATTAATTGCCATTATTATTCACCTTTTAGTTATTGCCGAATACAGAAGCAGGGAATATCACATACACTCTAGCGTATTGACCAATAGAGTTATCGGGTCTGTCTACAAACCCCACTACTGTCGCAATACCACTAGAAGTTGTAGTTGTTACACCTTCTTTTGATCGACCTGTGTTAGAATCACCTGCAGTTGTTGAAATCGTATTAGTTGTTCCAATAGATGCTTGTGTAGGAGTCCCAGTTGACTGAGCTTCATAAACAATATCTGGATCAGAATAAACATACGCTTTCGCATTTGCAGCACCTAAAGTTGCAACGTCTGCTGTCCACACTTTCGAGAAGACAACCGAACCGTCGGTAGCTTGATATTCCACTCCTGCGAATACACCTAGAGGGGCACCAGTTGCAGTCCCTTGAATTACTAAACCACTTGATAGATTAACAACATCACCACTAAAGATAGATGCGTTAGTTCCACTTGCGATTGCGAACTCAGAAGGTCTTATAGTACCACCAGACATATGATAAGCAGGTGTGAAACCATTTGGGCTATTTACATTTGCCATTTATTTTCACCTTTTTATTATATTAAAATTAAAATTCATAATTCTTACGAATCATTTCCTTTACCAAATGTGATTTGAGAATTTCTATTAGGTTGACTAATAGGCATTCTGCTGTCACTCTCACGCATAAGATTCGAATCGACTGCCTGCATTTGGTCTGCAGCCATCTTTTTGTAGTATGCACGTCGTTGTTCGACGGTTTCGATAGGCATCTTTGCGAGTATTAACCCACCTACTCCGATTACACCTATATGTCTTCCATCCTCTACAGTTGGTGCTTCAAATTCAGGGTGTTCCTCAGCTCTCACTGGTTCCCATCCTTCACGAATACGTTTTGACATATTCGCTTTATCTTCTACTCCTACCATAGATTCTCTAAGCCATCTATAGATATAACCATCAGGTGGCGTTGGTGCGTCTAATAAAGACGGTGGTTGCCATGGTTTAAGACGAGCTTCACTATCTCGTGTATCTGCAGATCGAGGAGCTCGATCCGTTGTGGTGATTTCTTCTTGTTTATCAGCCATTTTTATCTCCTATTTTACGTGTTTAGCGTATTCTTCAAGAGGTACACCTAATCTTTTAGCAATAGCTACTTGACTTGGTGACAACTTGACAGTGCGTGCTTTCCCTGCTTTTCCTCTCGTACCTCTACTTGAGTTTGCTACAGGTTCTTGCATGTTATTATTTAATTGAGAAACTTCTCCACCATTATTGTATTTATGTGGAAAAGCTTTCGCCATTCTTCGATCAACCTCTGAATAATATTCATCAGAAGCTGGATCAAAACCTTCTTTTTCAACTAATTGCCTATGAAAAGCAAAAGCACTCGTAGTCATTGCTAAGTCTTCACCAAACCAATCATTTTTACTCGCCCAATCTTGAGCTTTAGGATCTGGTTCTGCAACTTGTTCTACTGGTTGTTGTTGTTGTGCTTGTGGAACTTCTACAGGTGTTTCTTGAACTTGTGGTTCTGGTTTTACTCTCGTTAAACTCTCTTGTTCTACAGCAAGTTTTGCTACATCTTTTTGAGCAGATAACATAGCTTCTGTATCGCCTATATCATGTGCTTGTTTGTAACGTTCTTCTGCTGATTGTAATTGAGTATCTACCCTAGCTGAGTATTCATCATAAAGATTTTGATCTTTTTGTGAAAGGTTTGCTTGGGTTGTGTTGAGTTTTTCTTGAACACCTTTGGCATATTCTATTGCTGCTTGTTCTCTTCTTTCTGCTTCTCTTATTTTATAGGTTAGTTTGTTAATTCTTTTCTTTACGGATTCGCTATATTCAGCTACTTCTTCTTCGTTAGATACATCCTTCTCAGGTTCTTGTTGTGTCTCTACTATAGGCTGTGCTTCAACTTCTTCAAGCACAGGGGCTTCTTCAGTTGTTGCTTCTAGTTCGACTTCTACTGCTTGTTCAACAGTTTCTTCAGCTTGTTGCATGGATTCTGCCATGGTTCTTCTCCTGTTGCGTGATTACTCTACATCCTCTGGGTTATTAACCACAGCGAGTATTTCATCATCGTTTAATAAACGCAAGTCCCCACCATCAATTTTGATTCTGGCTCCTGCGTACCTTCCAAAAATAACCCAATCTCTTTCTTGGCACCAAGCGCCATTCGGAAACTTGTTCTTATCTTTGTAAGCATCTGGTCCCAATGATACTACGAAACCGACATTAGTACCTAATCTTTCTTTTTCCACATAAGATTCAGCAAGATGTATTCCACCTTTAGTTACTGCTTTTTGTGTAAAAGGTAAGATCAGCATCCTGTATCCTGTCGGAACAGGTAGCTTTTCTGCTACTGATTCATCTTCTTGTATCGACTCAGGTGTAAATTCCTGAATGGGTTCTTCTTCCTTTTTTAACTCTCGTACCTTTTCAATATGATCAGGTATGGGAGTGCGTGTTGACTCTGTTGTTTCAGATGCCATCGTTTTGCTCCTTTATATTTTGCAGGTCTATTATAATTCTCTCAGCTGAGCTAAGACCTGATAGCTCACCAAGAATTCTTTGATACCCCTCCCAGTTTTGGACTCCGCCTGTTTTTAAAACTTCTGTAAGATCGTCTTGTCTTTGACGCAGTTCTCGTAAAGTTTTTTCAACTATGTATAGTCCGTCCATCTAACAGTCCCAATCCCTTCTTGCCCAATAGTTAGCACTACATCTATCACTTTTAATTCCACCACTACGTGCGCAATAAGATTTTTTACGTGCTTTACTGTTTTTGTGCATACCTAAATTAGCGTCGCCAAAAGTAATACGTTTAACTTTATTGCCACCACTACTACATTGCCCAACAAAAACTACTTTACGTTTTTTCCCATATCCAGGTTCACCTTTGCGCAAACCTCTTGGTTTATTGAGTGTTACTTTTTTACCTTGATATTCTGCCATAATCTACTCGTCATACAAATTATTAAATGTTACTATAGGATCAGTGTAACTTTCATGTTCTTCCGCTGAGTGTGTATATTGAGAAGGCTTGAAATCTGGTGCGCCTTCTCCAGTAACCCAAAGTGCTGGGCTAGTAGCCCTTACTCTATTATTAGGTAATGCTACAAAGTTCCCCTGCCACTTACAATTTTCTGTAATATAAAGTACATGAGATTGTTTGTGTTGAGCTGGGTCATCAGCTATATCATTACCAGTGTAGTCAACAGTAAACATATACTTTCCATTATAAAACTTTCCATCAATTTTGCAAAGCCATGGGGATGAAGAAACTCTGTCCATAACTATAACAGAATGATCTCTTGATTCACAATCCCATGGTTGAGCTAAATGGTCTTCCATAGGAACAGGAAATTCTTCACTAGGGATATCAGCAACTAGAGCTTGTATTGGCATCCTTGCCCACATCGCACCACCGTGTATGTTTCCTTCATCCCAATCTTCGCAGTTACTTTCTTGTCCTGTAAAGACAACTTGAAAACTCAAGGATCTATCAGGTATCGTGTTAACTGCTATAGCGAGTGCGTGAAGATATTCGCCGTGGTGCTGTTCGTGATTACTTGTAAACTCTCTTCTTACCCAGCATTTAAAATGCGGGATATTACTGATGAGATGAGACACTACTTACTTTTTTCTTCCGCCTTTTGACATTTTACGTTTTTTGCCACCTTTTGACATTCTACGTTTTGTAGCCATTTTACTTCTTTTCATTACCATGGTATTAACCCCATTTTTTAGTTTTAGTTCCACCCCAGTATTCTACAGCATGCCCTTCTGATATAAGTTTTTGACATATATCTTCACCATCTGCTGTGTACGGAATACCGAGTATTCTTCCGTACTTTCCTTTTCCCAGTGATTTAACCTTAAATGTTCCAGTACAAAGTTCAATAAGTCTGTCTTTAGCTTTTAGACCAAGTGCTTTTTCTGCTAGGTTTCTTGTTCTAGATTCTGGTGTATCTATACCAGCTAACCTGACTCTCTGTTTGTTTAACTTGACATCAAAACCAAGATCTAAAACACA